GTGTACTTAAGTAGGTTACGTTTCTCGTTTAGATAATAGGATCGGTATGCACTAACCGCATCCGTCTGTGTTTTGCAATAGTCAGGCATAGCCTGTGCAAATTCTGTAAGTGGTGTGTCTGGTAATACGAGACTAGCAAGCTCCTTGATGCGAGCGATGCGCATCTTTGTTATAGTAAGGTGTTGTTTACCGTAGCGGTGAGTGTACTCGTCACCTAAGCACTCCATAAGAGTGTGTAGCCACAGCGCATTGTGTCTCGACGCGCTAACCCACTTGGTGCATGGGTGGTTCTTGTGGGTTGATTTGTATGGAGTAATTGGCGTACCAACCTGCTCATTTATCGCAGTGCATAACATCTGCGCTGATTCTAAAATCATCTTCACTACGTGTTTATCGCAGTGGTATTGAGCGGCTAGTTGCGGCGTGTTGTCTAATATAAAGATATTCATAAATCTACCCTTCCCAACGTGGTAAAGAGTGCAACATCCAAAACACAACTGTCGCACTATTCCAGTCATCCTCGAACAAGTCGTCACCACAATCAAAACACCCAAGAAACCGACCCTGTGTGTCTACAGCACCAATTAAATGGCAATCAGATGGCATACTACGCACCTTATCAAACCATTCCGCACGTTGAGCATTTGTAAGCTCAGAAAATACATCTTTTGTTAGACGTATCAATCTGTCCATAGATAGTAGACCCTTGTCTGCTTTGAAATTTTGTGCGGCAACACCGCTTAAGTTTGAATTGTCATTGTTCATTTTTATATTCTCCGATTAATTATTTCCCACGTGGGAAATCTAGTAAGGTGTTTAGGCGTGGTAAGTCCCAGTTACCTAATGTTAATAAGTCTGGGTTGACTGTATCGTCAACCATATCAATCATAAATTCTTTATCATCAATAATCACTCGCGCTTGATTGCCCCAGAATGGCATAACGATTTGCACATCGTCTGCATCGATTGATAGAGTGGCGCGTGAGTCAGCAATGACCCAAGCACTGTTTAAAGTTTTGATGATGTTTAGTTTATTAAGTTTCATTTTTATATACTCCGATTGGTTTTCTGTTTAGTGCATCACTCGACTTCGTCTCGTGAAGAATTCCCACGTGGGAAATAGGATGGTTTGGGTTCAGCAGAATGTCTGCGGGCATTTCTTATTTTCTAGACTATATTATACTACATAATGCTACACTTGTCAAGTGTTTTCTTTTCTCCATGAAGCGTAACCTCATGGAGGATACCCGTTGTATTTGCTCTTATGCAGACTTAACCTGCAATGGTCTACTGGCGTAGCCTAGCTTATCTGCGATGTCGCTTACCGTTTCGAGTGGGAGTATTTCCCTGTAGGAGAGCATATTTAAGTAGGTGTACAAGCCGTCTTTCTGATTTTTTATCATATGGCATAGGGTCTTTATCTTGTTGTCGGTATGCCATCTGCATACACCATATTTCACCTCGTTAGTATGCAATCTCAAGGCACGTTTCGCCTCGTCTAGTGTGAGGTAGAAACCTATAAAGGTTTTCTCTCTTTTATGCGCCATCTTGGTTTTTCTGTTGTGCCACCCTTTTGATTTCCAGTCAATAGTCTTGCCGTTCTCATCACAGGGCACTTCGACTACTACGTTGGTCACATACTCTACTTTCCACATATAGGCGTTGTACTGTGATGTCGTGTAATAAATACCTACCACGCCGCTTGCAGGTTTTGCATTAGGCATATTTCTAGCACTACGTATTGTGCTTGTTGACCTACGCATACCATTAGATAGCCGCAGATTTTCATACCTATTATCAGTGAGGTTGTTGTTCTTATGTTCTATCGCATTCTGTGGGAATTTACCTGTGTGATAATACCAAACTAATTTCTCCTCTGGTATGCGTAGGCTTTTAATCTTTACGTAGCGCGTGGCGTCCTGCATACCGCAAAACAAGTCGGAAAATTCTTCTAATATATTAAGCACTCCCTTGATGGATTTACCGTGAAATAGGTCAGCAGGATATAGTCTACCCGCATACGCTGCCAATGCACCACCTGCTGTGGTGTTATCTATATAGATAAAAGTGCGCTTTAAATCGGCAAGAGGTGGAATGTTTTTTTGTTTTGTTGCCATGATTTTTTAATCCTGTCTTAAGTAATGGAAGCTATATTATAGGCTAATTTAAAGTGGTGTCAATAAAATAAAGGAATAACTATGTGGTCTGTGGTCTTGGGTTGAGGGTAGTTTAAGCGAGTTCTAGCAGCAGTGGTTTTAGGTTGATAGTGGATTTCCCACGTGGGAAATATGAGTAGATAGTGTATTCGTAATGTGGTGGTCATTGGTAGCGTCGTGTTCTGAAGGTTGTGGTTGAGGGTTGCTAGTTTATTGGAAAATACTATGATAATGAAAAAGCACCTTTTATGGGAGCACATACTTGGGTGTGCCCAGACGATGCGATATTTTTGTATGAAAGGCATAGGAATATTTAGGGAGAGGTTTTGCAATGGGTTGGGGTATAGAGCGGCAACACTTATTTTTGAGGGTGTATAAAAATACAATAAAAATATAAATGCAAGAATCACGATTAAAAACCCTAAAGAAAATGTGGGAATTAATTTTCCGGAGACTCTCTAAAATAAGTGTTGCCCTTCTATATATATATCTATCTATCTAACTATAAATAATAATAATAATAAGTAAATCATAGGAAAAATCATATGAAACTAGGCACATACTTGGGTGTGCTCGAATAAAAGGTGGTATGCCTACTATATTTATGCTTGCATTTAAAATCGTTCTGTGCTGTGCTATCTGATACCCGTTGTAAACCCGTTCTTGCCTATCTGCTGCGTGCTAAATAAAGGGCTTGAGGTGGTAGGCGCGTTTAAATGCGTTCTAAGCCACGTTTAGCTTTTACTGGTAGGGTAGCTTAGGTCGTGTCACGGTCGTGGCTTTTTTATTATATTCCTGTCAATCTAGAGGCATATACGTTTTGATCCGTGCCTGTGTTATCCGATACCCGTTCGTGGTCGAATCATTTGTATTTTTCCCACGTGGGAAAAATGCAGCACTAAATTTTAGGCAAAAAAATACCCGCATAATGCGGGTTAATCGTTAAATTTTAGGTAAAAAAATACCGCCCGTGGGCGGTATTCTAGGTGGGGGGGGTTAATTAGTCTACTAATTCACTATCAATATCTAAATTATCATCGTCATAATCGTCATTCTCTTGCATATCACCGATAATTTTTGAGATATCCTTATCTAACGTCATTAGTTTAAGCGTGCCATAAATGTCATTAATGCTTTTTAGAATTGCATCGTAGTACGGTTTATCGCTATTTTGTAATGCGCGTTTGACTTGCGTGGCACCAACTAAAGTATCCATTATTTTTCTAGTGTCATTTATATATTGTTTTCTGTTATATACAGGTGGCTCGCTTGCTGGTGGCTCGCTTGCTGGTGGCTCGCTTGCTGGTGGCTCGCTTGCTGGTGGCTCGCTTGCTGGTGGCTCGCTTGCTGGTGGCTCGCTTGCTGGTGGCTCGCTTGCTGGTGGCTCGCTTGCTGGTGGTGTTTGTGCCACGGTTTTAATCTTTTCAAGAGTGTCAGCTTGAATTTTTTTATGAGTATCAACCCAAAACTTTTTCTCTTTATCATCCCATTGCTCGATTATAGCCTTTTCATTTAGGTTGGTGTTCATAGCGATAAAATACGCATCAACACCCGCATCACCTTTTGTTTGCTTGCGCGTGATACATTCAGTTAGATACTCGCTTTCGAGATGCTTAATGATAGCTTCGCGTTCAGCTTTTACGTCGTCCGCCCAATGTATATTGTATAATTTTTTCTTGTGTAGACTGTATGAAATAGCTAACAAAATATTATTGCGCGTTTTTTCAGCTATACCCTCCTTATCTAATGTTTTGGTTAACTCAATCCTAATTGGGCATTTTGTCACGCCTGCGCCACGTATCATTGTCACGTTATTGTTAAACATTTCAACTAGGTTTTTGTCAATGTTTGTTTTACGTTCATTTCTTGTAGCACGTGTATTCTCGATTTCTAATTCTAATGCAGTTACGCGATCATGCGCTTTATGATAACCGCATAATTCTATAGCCAAAAAATGCGCGTGGCTAACCGCATCAAAGGGCGCGGGTTCACTTGCAAGGTTATTCGCTAACTCGACCATTGCATCAATTTTTTTAATCGCTTTCATGTCATTCATCCTAATAAAGTCACCGCCTTAAGGGTATCGGTAAAGAGTAGGCGGGTTAACTCTTCACTTGCTGACTATTCTACGCCCTTTTACAACCACGTCAACTGTTTTTCACTACTTAAGACTACTTTATTATTTCCCACGTGGGAAAAAATGCTACCAGGGATGCGTTACCTTATAACATTTATGGTTATTATGTTATCGTGCTGTGATGCTATGCCTTGATGCTATGCCTTGATGCTATGCCTTGATGCTATGCCTTGATGCTATGCCGTGATGCTATGCCGTGATGCTATGCCGTGATGCTATGCCGTGATGCTATGCCGTGATGCTATGCCGTGATGCTATGCCGTGATGCTATGCCGTGATGCTAAACTAATAAATACTATATGAATCAATGACATACAATTACAGCGTAATGAAACGATACTAAAAGGCTATAAAATTCAAACACTTATCAACCCCTAGTGTACCCCACCCCCCACTTTTCTCAGCACAGCCTACCGCGCCCTATATCTCTAATCCAGACAAACATTTCATAGTTTTTCCAAAAATCCCCACATAAAGACCCCCCTCAGTACCCGTCATAAGTCCCCCTGCATATTCCAAACCAATCACAGATACCCCATAATTTTTAATAAAATTTGACGAAAAATAAAAATTGCATTCACCCCCCAGTACCCGTCATAATAAATCCAAGCTGTTATGCTTAGGGTCCCATCCCCACGAGGGGGGTATATTAACGCACTTGACCACCGCGCCTATGGAAGAACAATTTAGTATCGAACCTGCGATAGATGATCCCAGTGAATTTAAGGCTATGCTTGCTAGTGCAAGAGAGTGTTTCACGCTTAATGCTACGTTCCTAGAGAGAATGGGCTTTGACTTGCCTGTGCCTACGGCAGAAGATAAGAAAGAAGCTATGCAAATCTACCATGCGGCTCCCTCAGCGCCCGACAAACCAAGTACACTAGGCACAGCAATTGTGCTTGAGAAGATGCTTGCAAAGCATGATTACGTCCTTGCTGACCCCAGCAATAAGATGCGCAACTACGTGGTGTATAAGCTGTTTGAACATGCCGAGCATGAAGACCCGAAGATAAGCCTAAAAGCGCTAGAATTCCTTGCAAAAAGCTCAGAAGTGGGGCTATTTTCAGACAAAATTGAGGTTAATATTAACCAAAAAACGACTATTGAGTTGGAATCTGAGCTTACTTCCTTGATTAAAAGCATCTCTGGACGCACGAGTACAGCCACTATTGATGCAGAATTCCGTGCTATTTAGGGCTAATAATGGATGAAAATGCAATAAAACTGGCTATGCAACTGGCTACGCCAGACGAAAAACGCCGCCTAACCCAGATGATTGAGGAGCTTAGACGCAGAGAATTGCGTGAGCAAGCTCAGAATGACTTTATGTCGTTTGTTAGATTTATCTGGGGAGACTTCGTAGACGGGGCGCATCACAAGCGAATGGCTAAGATTTTTGAGTCCGTTGCTTGCGGAGATCGTAAGCGGGTGATTATTAACTTAGCGCCGCGTCACACCAAATCGGAGTTTGCATCTTACCTTCTCCCTGCATGGCTACTGGGTAAATACCCCAAGAAAAAGATTATGCAGATTTCGAACACGTCAGAGCTTGCAGAGGGTTTTGGTCGTAAGGTGAGAAACCTTGTTGGGAGTGAGGAATATCGGGAGATATTTCCTGATGTAGAGCTTCGACAAGACTCGAAAGCGGCGGGACGCTGGAACACTAATCATGGCGGAGAATATTATGCAACAGGGGTGGGAGGAGCGCTGGCTGGTCGCGGGGCTGATTATGCAATTATTGACGATCCTCATACTGAATCGGAGGCTTTAGCAGCGCAGTCTAATCCTGCTATTTACGATAAGGTATATGAGTGGTACACGTCGGGCCCTCGTCAGCGTTTGCAACCTGGGGGGTCTATTATTTTAGTAATGACTCGTTGGTCCAAAAGAGACCTAACAGGGCAGATTATTAACTCTGCTGCGAAAAACAACAGCACAGATATTTGGGATGTCATTGAGTTTCCCGCTATTTTGCCTTCAGGCAAATCGCTATGGCCAGAGTATTGGAGCCTAGAAGCACTCGATGCTGTTAAAGCAGAGATACCAAACGCCAAGTGGCAGGCACAGTACCAACAGAACCCAACGTCCGAAGAAGGGGCGTTAATTAAGCGTGAGTGGTGGCGCGAGTGGGAAAAAGAAGATCCACCCAAGAATATAGACTTTATTCTCATGTCATGGGATACCGCGTTTGAGAAGCATAATAAGGCAGATTACAGTGCTTTAACGGTGTGGGGCGTGTTTGAGTATGATGGTGATGATGGAGAGAAAAGACCCAATATTATTGTGCTTGATGCAGTAAAGAAACGTGTAGAATTCCCAGAACTTAAGCAGTGGGCGATTGAGGCGTACAGAGAGTGGAACCCAGATGGGGTGATTATTGAGAAAAGAGCATCAGGTGCTCCGCTTATATATGAGCTTCGACGCATGGGCATACCAGTGCAAGAATATACACCCACGAAGGGTAATGATAAAATATCTCGAATAAACAGCATCGCGGACATATTTGCCTCTGGGTTTGTATGGGCGCCACAGACACGCTGGGCGGATGAGCTTATTGACGATGTAGCGTCTTTCCCTGCTGGTGAGCATGACGATTTGGTGGATACCGTGAGCCAAGCTATGCTACGCTTTAGACAAGGCGGCTTTGTCAGAACTTCAAGCGATGAGGAATATGAACAACAAAACTATTCGCGCAGACGTAGACCTTACTATTAAACAACATTGAGGCATTAAATATGGCAATATCGCAACCCATGTCACCCTTTAACTTAGATGACGAAGACCAAGAACCTATTGAAATAGAGATTCAGGATATAGACCCAGAAACAGGTGAAGAGACCTATATGGCCTATAGTGAGGACACAGATATTGAAGAAGTGCCTGAGTTTGACGCTAACTTAGCGGAGTATTTGGACGACGACTATCTTTTTTCACTGGCTAATGACCTTGTGCATGACTATGATAATGATAGAAATTCACGCAAAGACTGGGAAGATACGTACAAAGACGGGTTAGATTTGCTTGGTCTTAAGTATGATGACCGTATGGAGCCTTGGCCTGGAGCTTGTGGTGTTAACCACCCACTACTACTTGAAGCTGTTGTAAGGTTCCAAGCGGAGATGATTACCGAAACACTGCCAGCGGCAGGTCCTGTTTCAACAGAGATTTTTGGTAAGCAAACACCAGATAAACAAGCGGCGGCAGAGCGCGTAGCGGCTGATATGAACTATCAGATTATGAAGCGTATGCCTGAGTTTAGAAACGAGCAAGAGCGCACGTTTTGGGCGCAAGCACTGATTGGGTCAGCATTTAAGAAGGTGTATTTTGATCCAACACTAGGGCGCCAAACCAGCGTGTTTATCCCAGCGGAAGACTTTGTGGTTTCTTATGGTACGTCTGACTTAGCGAGTTGCCCACGCGCGACTTATGTAATGCGTAAAAACCACAATGAACTACGTAAACTTCAGGTATCTGGGTTCTATAAAGACGTTGAGCTTGAGAAGCCAGCTAAGCACACTGAGAAAATTCAGGATGCAAAAGACAAAGAAGGGGGTTACTCGGCTATTTATGATGACCGCCATATCCTGCTTGAAATGATGGTAGACCTTGATTTAGAAGGGTTTGAAGACCTTGATGAGATGGGTGAGCCAACAGAAATTGCGCTTCCATATGTTGTGACTATCGAGAAAAGTTCTATGGAAATCATAGGGATTCGTAGAAACTGGAAGGAAAGCGACGAGCTTAAAATTAAAAAACAGTATTATGTTCACTACCCTTACGTACCTGCTGATGGGTTCTATGGGTTTGGTTTAGTGCAAATTATTGGTGGTTTTGCTAAAAGCGCGACCTCTATTATCCGTCAGTTGGTTGATGCAGGTACGTTGTCAAATCTTCCAGCAGGTTTTAAAACTCGCGGAATGCGAATCCTAGGCGATGATACCCCAATTTCTCCAGGGGAATTTAAAGATGTTGATATTCCATCAGGTGCGCTAAAAGACAATATTCTGCCTCTACCTTATAAAGAGCCGTCAGCGGTACTGTATCAACTATTGCAGACTGTGGTAGATGAAGGGCGGAGAATGGGGTCAGTAGCTGACCTTAAAGTAGCTGATATGAACGGGCAAACGCCTGTGGGTACAACGCTGGCTATCCTAGAGCGCACACTTAAAGTAATGTCAGCGGTGCAAAGTCGCGTGTATCATGCACTAGACCAAGAGCTAAAACTCCTTGCGGATATTATTAAAGACTCAGGTGACGAAGGCTATGACATCGTGTTTACCGACGATAAGCCCCACACTCGTGAAGAAGACTATGGTAACGTAGAGATTGTACCAACAAGTAACCCTAACGCCTCTACAATGGCGCAACGAGTCATGCAGTATCAAGCGGCAGTACAGCTAGCACAGCAGTCACCTCAGATATACGACATGGCAAACCTGCACAGTCAGATGCTCAAAGCGTTAGGCATCGAGAATGTAGAGACGCTTATCCCTGCTGGCAAAGAAGTTAAACCGATGGATCCTGTGTCAGAAAACATGAATTTGATGAAGGGGACTAAGGTAAAAGCCTTTATGTACCAAGACCATATGGCACATATGACTATCCACACAAACCTGTTAAATGACCCAAAAATGGCGCAGGCGTTTCAAAATATGACCAATGGTCAACAGATTCAAGCGGCTATTCAAGCTCACGTTATGGAGCATGCGGCGTTCCAATATCGGTCAGAAATGGAGCAAATGATGGGTGTTGAGTTGCCTAAACCAGAGGAAGAAATTCCAGAAGATATGGAAGTTAAACTCAGTAAATTACTTGCTGAAGCATCTGATATGCTACTTAAAAAAGACCAAAACGAAGCTCAACAACAGCAAGCACAGCAACAAGCACAAGACCCTGTTATTCAAATGCAGCAAAAAGAGCTTGAGCTTAAAGAGATAGAAGTTAAAGGTAAGCTGGATATTGAGCAGAAAAAGATTGATTTACAAGAGCGCGTAGCAGTTCTTAACGCAAGTGCTAAAGGCGACGAACTCGCCGCTAAACACGCTATCAATTTGATGGGCGCAGAGCAAGCTATGGAGCAGATGCAAATGGCTCAAGCGGTTAAAGAACAACAACTTGCAATGCAGCAGCAACAGCAAGAGCAACAACTTGCAATGCAGCAGCAACAAGCCATGCAAGCGCAACAACAGCCTAGTGGACAACCTCAATGAAGGCATTCAATTTTGATGACTGGTTCACAAAAGAGATAAACGAACAGATCGCCAGCCGCAGAGATGCGCTGGCTA